AGCTACTGGACCTATCAGAGCTTGAAGCATTATTCTTACTCTCCATTGCGTTAAAACCAAAATATGCAGCGGCTATGCCGGATGCACCAATCACATACACAGCGGCAATTTCAGCCATCAGTTTCGCAGCGGTGTCTAAACCCGCCACAGAAGCCACTAGAATGACGAAAGGATATAGAATCATACCTGACAGCGCAAACCAAGTCATGCGCCTCTGCGCGTCTCTCTTGGCATCTGCATCTTCCATACGGCGACGACGATCCTCTAGCATTATCTCATGCTCCACCGGGTCGATTTTTCCGTTTCCGTTTAGGTCGTATTCGTTCGGCATCTTCTAAACTCCTTGCGTACTCTACAGCATATCGTTTGTGGTGGGTTATTATAACAACTTTTCCGTCTTTGTCATATACAACGTAATCTCCACGCTTATTTCGGTATAACCTCAAAACAATACACCGTTGTTTGGCTTGTAGTTATCAAGACTTTTGCATCCTCAAGAGCTTCTCTACACTCGTTTTCAGTAGTGAACTGATTGAGTTGATAATGCTCGATGTTGTTATTCATAACTTGAAACCAAACTAAAAACCACATCACCACTTCCCCTGACTTCTACCCATGAAATACAGCACTATCGCCAATCCTGCTATGCCAGCCAAGACAAGTACAATGCCCACGGTCCACTCTATAAGAGCGCGTTTAAGTTCTTCTTTCCTGTAAATTTCTTCTTTACGCTGCTTTCGCATCTGCGCCTCAATTTGTAAGACTTCCTCCCAAGCAGAAGGGCCGTAAGTCCACGATATGAAGCTCTTGATTTCCTTACGCATTTCAGACATTTTCTTCTTCTGCGCAAATATCTCAATGGCGCTATGAGTGTCTGATCCTTTGAACTTATACCACGGAGGGTTCTTGATCTGATCTTCAGCAAAGGCAAAATCACTGCAAGCCTTGCCCCATTGACCAAGCTGACCCGTAATATCCTGCAATTCACGGCCAACGGCAACGCCCTGCTTGATAGCGTTATAGGCGGAAGTAGCGAGGCCAACGGCTGTAATAGGATCAATCATGTTTCAACGTACCTCGCGGGACAAACGTAGAGATAGTTAACGCGAAAGACCCTGTCATACCACAAACCGTTGGTTGCCGTACCACAGTCGTAGTAACAGTATTGAAACAACTGGTTGCCGCCACTTGTCCACGCATGCCCGAAGGACACGAAAACAAGAACGCACAACATCAGAACTCTCCGACAAACCTCTGAGGTCGGGCTATCGGACTGAACCTAGAATTAACCGTGCCGCCAGAGGAATACTTAGTCTTTCCTGCATTGCTCAAAGCAATGGCAACCGCCTGTTTTTGCGGTTTTCCAGCAGCCATTTCGGTCTTGATGTTCTGGCTGATTACATCTTTTGATCTACCCTTTTTAAGAGGCATTTCTCCGCTCCATAGCTTTACGTTGAACGTCAATACGCTCTCGGTTAACGTCGTTGCGGTTTTCTGCAATGTCTTCCTGACTCTCAATCCGTGCCGCGGATGTCGCCGCTTGCTGCTGCATCTTCTGCAACTCAATCAACATCTGGCCCTGATCTTCCTCTTTCTTACGCTGCAAGTCCTCTTGCTTGATCGCAAGCTCCTGCATCCGGATCTGAACCAACGGATCGTCCATCGCACTGCCCCCTGCAGGAAGAAGCCCTGGCAGAATCTCCGCCATGATCTTTTCCATCTGCATGGAAATCAACAGTTCCATCTGACCAGGGTCCTGCATGTCCTGCTGAACCTTGGCAATCTGCTGTTGCGCAGCTACGGGATCGATAGCCCCGCTCTGCGCTGCCAACTGAGCCTGCCCAATTATCGACTCGATCTCAGCCATAACCATCTTCCGAGCCTTCTGCGAAACGTGCTCCATAACGTGAGCGTAGAACGTACCCATAACCTGTGGAGACGTAGCCACCAGCGGAGTCTTCATGAACGCCATGTGCATCCGGATGTGCGCGTCGTGATCCTGCTCTGGGAAGGTATTCAAGATCTCGCCCATCAAAGCACGAGCATTCTCGATGGCAGGATCCAGTGGCTGCGGCTGGGGTGGAGGTGGGAGAATCTCGTCAATGTTTTGGACCTCAAGGGCCTGATACATTCGACGATACGCCGCATGAAGGTTGTGCATCTGTGGGTTAGATTGCGCAAGCTGCAACTGGGTCTGTGCCAACGTGACCCTTTGTGCCATCGAGAATATGTTTGGATCACTTACAGGAATAACATCAACGCGACCGTCGAAGTCTTCCGCCATGATCATGCGATTACCACCCGCCACATCGTATGGATACCCTTCCGCAGGCATGTTGTCGGAAAAGATCCGGGCCAACACACGGAACTCCTGACGCTGCGAATAGTGCAGGCGCTTATGAATGGCCGACATAACCTTCATGCCACGCTCTAGCATAGCCACCGTAGTGCCCACAGGAGCCTCTGTGTTGCCGTCTCCTGTCTGCTGGTCTGCCAGTGACACAAAGCGCCTACCGCCCTCTATAAGGGCTCCTAGAAGCTGTGCCAGCGTTCCTGACGGCTCCTTGTACGGCAGTGGGATAATTGCATCCCTGATGTTGCCGCCAGGAGCGTCAATGTCACGCCACTCTCCAGGTTGTAAGGGCTCGTCATCGTTACGAACCCTTACGCCCCGAGCCTTGAACCCAGCTGGGAGGTTTGCCAGGGTCCCGGCGTCGATCAACTGGCGAAGAATACTTGTAGCTGCACGGCCCAAACCACCAATCATGTGGATCAAACCAAAGCCATAGAATCCCAGACCAGGCATAAACTTGTAGTGAACAAAATACTGCTGCTTCTTGGCAACTTCCGTGCCCTCTTCAAAGTTCCGGCGTATAGCAAGAACCTCACCGGAGCCCTCATCAATCGTCACAATGTACGGAAGAGCAATACCCGTTGGTTCCCCATCAGGGCCCATGTCCTCAAAACCTTCAAGGTCCAGGTCAACATGCATCTCAAGCACAGTGTAGACTTCGTCAGTATAGGTCTTAGATGTACCCTGCAGTTCGTCAATCTTCTGGCGAACCTCGTTGTTGTCCTCTTCATACTTGCTTAACTCTACCTCACGGTAGAAACCAGCAATCTGCATCTTGCGTACTTCGTTAGCATCCATCCGAAGAACATGAGTTACACGAGACGCCGTAGCCAAATCAGAGGCCGCATAAGGTACAACCAGATCTTGAGCAGGGATAAACTTGGACACCGCCCGCTGTTTAGCTTGGTCAAAGTACACCTTCTTAAAGGTAGAACCCGATAGCGGTAAATAGAACAAAAGCTGATCCATATCCGGATCAAACTCTTCCATCACTTCCATGATCTGGTAGTTCATGAAATCCTTAACACGAGCAGCCTGCTCCTCGCGCTGGGCGTCCTGTAAACCCAAGACCTGAGTCTTTACAGGGCCACCAGAAGGCAGCAACTCTTTGTAAGCCTGCGCCTGAAACTGAGTAACACTCTCCGCAATCAGCGGGTGCGTGACTCCAGAAGCTCCTTCAAACGGGACAGTACGCTCTTGGTACTTGACTCCAAGCTGATCCAAACCCTTTGTGTAAGTCTCTTCCCACTCTGAACGAGATTCCATATCATCGTCAAAAGACGCCCGAAGGTCCGACGAAATTTCTCCAAGATACCCATCATCTAAATACTCCGCTAAGTTCGCATTGTGAGGTACTTGCTCTTCCTGCTCCGCAGACATCATCATTTCTTGAAGCGCCTGGACAATCGCCCCGCCCTCGCCGTCAGGCATAACCTCGGCTCCATTGGGAAACATTTCAGCTTGAGCCTCAACGGGAACTTCGACCGAGGCTTCTGTAGGAACCATGTCTTCAGAGGTGATTCCAGAATCTATAAGAGGTGGCAATGCCATCAGTAGTACTCCCGTTTACGACGGTACTCGTCGTGTTCTTCTTCCTCGCCAAGCAGTGAGACAAAACCGCCCTGCCTAAAGCGCATCAGTGCTAACGTCATGCTATCACAAAAGTCGTCATGATCGCCATTAGGAAATGAAACTACTTCTTCGATAACTTCATCAGCAAACTTCTTGTCGTTTGGTGCCCATACTACACCAGCTTCGAACAATGGCGCAACCATGTGCATCCTAGTGACCTTATCGCGCCCTTTTCCTGGCGAAAATCCTAACGCAGGAATACCCCGAAGCCGCAACTCGTCAATAAGAGGTGTACCCGTCGCTTTCGCTTCGACCACAACCATGTCCGGCTCCCAGTATTCGTGCTCTTCATACGCAACTTCCTTTAGTTCAGGGAAATTCCACCGACCTCGCCGCGCATCCAGCAATATCAAATTGTCAGACCCGCCCTCCTCCGGCTCAAACACGCCCCAAGTCGTAATCGCGCTGTAATCCGCAGATTCTTTCTTGGAAAACGCCGTATCATAAGACTGAATGATGTATTTTACAGGAGGAATCTCTTTCTTCTCCCACGATTGCCACCACTCCCGCTTAATAATCGCAGAATCAGAACTCGTCGGCGTCTGCTGCCACTGCGCATTCCATTTTTGCACAGGCAATGACGCCTTGATCGACAACAGCGCGTCTTTATCCCAGAACTCAGGCCACAACGGCCTGTCAGACGGCAGAATTGCAGGAAATTCCACAACCTCCCACTGATCCGCCATGATATCGCTGCCCTGCGCGGCCAACAAACGGCCTGTCAAGTCTTTTTTACCCCAACGAGTCATAACAATTATGATCGCACCGCCAGGTTGAAGACGCTGACGGGGTCCAGAAGTGTACCACTCATACGCATTGTCAAACGCACTCTCACTCAAAGCGTCTTGCTCCGAGTGTGGATCGTCAATTACAAACAAATCCGCACCACGACCCGTAACCGCAGCCCCAACACCCGCCGCAAAGTACTCGCCGCCCTTGTCAGTCTGCCATTTACCAGCGCCCTTGTTGTCTTCTTTCAGATTGGTATCAGGAAAGATGTCTTTAT